CTTTATTCGGCCTGGAATATAAACAGTATGAAAATCAGTCAGCTGAAATTTATACTACTGAGTCATCTGACAGAGCTTTTGAAGAAGAAGTTATGTTATCAGGATTCGCTCAAGCATCAGTTAAACCGGAAGGTTCTGGTGTAAGATACGATCAAGCTCAAGAAACTTTCACAGCTAGATACACTAACGAAACAATTGCGTTAGCGTTTGCTATTACTGAGGAAGCTATTGAAGACAACCTGTATGACAGACTTGCTTCTAGATACACAAAAGCTTTAGCAAGATCTATGGCTCAAACTAAACAAGTAAAAGCAGTAGGACCATTAAACAATGGTTTACCTGGTGGCTCTTTCACTTCTGGTGATGGTGTTACTTTGTTCAATACTGCTCACCCAACTATTGCTGGAACTTTCAGTAATACGTTAGCAACAGCTGCGGACTTAAACGAAACTTCATTAGAGCAATCGATGATTGACATCAATGCTTTCACTGATGAAAGAGGTTTAAAGATTGCTGCTAAAGCTACAAAGATGATCATTCCATCTGCACTACAATTCACAGCTGAAAGACTTATGGCTTCTGCTGGTAGAGTTGGAACTGCTGATAATGATGTCAACGCAATCAGATCTATGGGGATGATTCCTCAAGGTTACTCTGTTAATAATTTCTTAACAGATACAGATGCGTTCTACATTATTACAGACGTGCCAAATGGTATGAAGCACTTTGAAAGATCTCCATTGACTACTAAAATGGAAGGTGACTTTGATACTGGAAATGTAAGATACAAAGCTAGAGAAAGATACGTATTTGGTGTATCTGACCCTAGAGGTATTTTTGCTTCTCCAGGAGCTTAATACTTAATTTTTTGTGGCGGGACATAGTTCCGCCACAATCATAAAATAGAAAGACAAAACCATGAAAACATTCCTAGTAAATATTTGGGCTTACGACCATCACGCAAAATTTGAAGTATTATCTGAAGATAATGCCATAGCCCTTGAAAATGCAATCCTTGACAAACTTGGAGAAAAGAGTATAAACTGGGAACATCTTGGAATCAGTTATGATAACAAGACTAATAGAATAACCTATGAGGAGGTTATCCATGATACAAGACCTTTACAAACAAAAAAGGTCCTTGGAGTTGAAGTGGGAACAAGAGCATCTATCTAATGGTAGATATACTCTTGAGATGGTCAGAATTGATGACAAAGTTAAAGAAGTCATTACAAAGATCAAACTAGAAGAAGCAGTTATTGCCCACAAACAAAACACTATTGAAGGTGCAGCTCCACAAGTTTCTGTAGCTACTTAATAAAAAGCTACATCGTTGGAAAAATCCAGTCCACATTACAGGCTCTCTTGCGCTCTATTAAAAAGTGTTGTATAAAAAACACACTAAGATATTTAATAAGACATAAATTGGTTATCTTTGCTTAGAGAGATAACTGGCGCTAGGAGGCGCTGATTATATGACAACACACTTTTCAAACGGAGTAACAAACGTAAGAGGAAAAGATGGTGCTACTTCTTTATTTAGTGGTATCAAACAACCGCTTATAACTGGTGGAACATCACCACAAGAACAAGCGTATCAAAATGACTGGCAGATCTACAATGCAAGTGACTGGTCAGTCACTTCAACTGGTGGATCAGACTTTCAACTAGCAGAGTATGCTGGTGGATGGTTAAGACAAGGAGATAATGCTCCTGCCGCTGGTGAGATTCAAGGTATTGCAGGACCAGAAGTTTGGCAATACAATCAAAACCAAAAATGGTGGTTTGAAACTAGCATAGCAATCACTGATGTAAGTGATTTAAATACTTGGGTAGGATTTGCTCAAGATGGTTATGCAGATTCAGATACTTTACCAACTGATGGTATTGGTTTCTCACACCTACAAGATACAACTACAATACAATTCATTTCTAGAAAAAATGGAGCAGGTGTATCTTTTGATATGTTAGACACAGCAGGTGGATCTACTTTTACTATGTTAGATTCTACTATCGCTACACAAACAGCTACAGTACAGGCGATCCCAGCTAACTCAGTTAGACTAGGATTCCAATACCAACCAGCTGGAAGTGAAGTAGGTGTTACTGCGAATCAATTTAAATTGTACCTAAACGGTAATGCTGTTGGAGTACAAGCCGCTACAACTGTACCAGATGATATTGCATTAGAAATAAATATCATGGGTGCACACAAAGGAACAAATGCTAATCATTTAGTAGTTGATTACTTTAACACAATCCAGTCTAGAGTAGCTGGAACAGGTGTAAGCGCGTAATACAAATAATTAAAGTGCTCCTTCGGGAGCACTTTTAATAAGGAGAAACATTATGTCTATAGGCGGCGGAGGATCATTTTCAAGTGATCAAACAACGTTACAAAAAGATACTGGTGCTATATCACTGTTAAGAGCAGGTAGAGCTAGAATTACTTCTATTCAAGGTAGAGGTGAAGCAGGTTCTGTTTTACTTTTACATGATTCAGCTACAACAGGTGGTGCAGGTGCAGGTAACTTAGTAGCAACTTTTAAATATGATACTGAAGGTTTAGCAGTTTATGTTCCAGGTTCTGGAATTCTTTGTAAAGATGGAATTTGTGCAACCTTAACACAAACAGGTGGATCTGACGGAAGCGTTACGTTAACTATTACAGGAGCGTAGTATGTCTAACACTACCTCTGGTTCTTATGTTTTTGATAAGAACCTTGGAATCGATGAAATTATTGAAGATGCATACGAACGTATTGGTATGCAAGGTGTTTCTGGTTATCAATTAAAAACTGCGAAACGATCTTTAAATATTTTATTTTCTGAATGGGGTAATAGAGGTTTACATTTTTGGGAAGTAAAAAATCAAAATGTATCTTTAGTAGATGGTCAAGCAGTTTATACTTTCTTTAGATCACCATCTGACGGAGCTTCAGATGGTATTTCAACTACTTTATCTGCGGGTATAAATTCTAGTGTTGCAACTATTGGAGTTGCTTCTGTTACTGGAATGCCGACAACAGGTGGGATCATAACAATTGGAACTGAACAAATTACTTATTCAGGTATTTCATCATTAAATTTAACAGGGTGTGTTAGAGGTGTTAATGGCAGCACGGCTGCAACTCACACTACTGGTGATGCTGTTCTACAATTTCCAAACGGCATGACTGATATACAAGAATTAAATTATAGAGTTGCGTCCACAAATGTAGATACACCAATGACAAAAATCAGTAGATCACAGTATCAAGGATTTTCTAATAAAACTTCAAAAGGTTTACCTACACAATATTGGGTTCAAAGATTTATAGATAAGGTTACAGTTACTTTATATCTAACACCAGGTACTTCACAAGCTGGTGATTTTATAAATTTTTATTATACAAAAAGAATTGATGATGTAGGTGCTTATACAAATGCAAGCGATGTGCCATATAGATTTGTACCTTGTATGATTGCAGGTTTGTCTTACTATTTAGCTGTAAAGTACGCACCACAAAGAGTTCAAGAATTAAAATTATTGTATGAAGATGAATTGTTAAGAGCAGAGGACGAAGACGGTTCTTCTAATTCTACTTACATCTCACCTAAAATTTATTATCCGGGTATTGGTTAATGACTACTTTTTCGCAAGGTAAATATGCTTTAGCTATTTCAGATAGATCAGGCATGGCTTTTCCATATAACGAAATGGTTAGAGAATGGAACGGTGCCCTGGTCCATGTTTCAGAGTACGAGCCTAAACAACCACAGTTAGATCCTAAACCAACAAGTGCAGACCCACAAGCTTTACAAAGAGCAAGAACTGCAAGAACAGAATTTCCAACAGAAGATTTTCTACCCGAAAATCCTCTTGTGACCGCATCTAATACTACATTAAAAATTAATTTTCCAAATGGTGATTTACAAGTAAATGATTTTATTAGATTAAGAAATGTTAAATCTCCGGTAGGTTCTCTTTCTATATCTACTTTACAATTATCTACAACTTTAAATGAAACATTAACTGATTCGGATACTACAATTACTTTAAGCGATGTATCAGCGCTTCCAACATCAGGTTTTATTGTAATAGAAAAAGTAAATAGCACAACAGGAATTTATGAAAATGAAGTTATTGAGTACACTGGAAAATCTTTAAATACTTTAACAGGATGTACTAGAGGAACAAGTGCACCTTACAGAGGGGTTAGTCCTGTAAATACAACAGCAACTTCTCATGCAATTGGAGCAAAAGTATTTGGAGGTTATAAAGTAGAATCTTTAAATGAAACATCAGTTCCAAGCACGGGTCAACCATCTACAACTACACAATTTGATGGTATAAATGTTACGACCATTACTGCACTAAGCACAGAAACAGGAGGCGGTTTTCAGTGTACAATTGGACCGATAAATGATAGAGCTTAATTATGGCTGGATATACATACTCAACTTTAACAGATGATATTAGAAACTACACGGAAGTAGACTCCAGTGTTTTTACTGCTGCTGTTATAAATAGATTTATAGAAAACGCTGAGTTTAGAATCAACATAGATCTTCCTATGGATTCTGACAGATTTCAAGATAATGGTCAATTTGCACAAAATTTTAATACTATTACAGTTCCTACAAAAGCTTTATTTATAAGAGGTGTTCAAGTTTTTAATTCTACAACATCAGATACGGACCAAGGTTTTTGGTTAGAAAAAAAAGATCAAACTTATATTACTGAATATGTAGGAGAAGCTACAGGTCCTGTTGGGGATAGAACAGCTCAGGATGTAAAAGGTTTACCTAAGTATTATGCTATGTTTGGTGGAGCTACCACAGGTGTTGACTCTGCTACATCTGGCGCTTTATTTGTTGCACCTACTCCAGATCAAAATTATAAATACACTATTTATTATAATGCTCAACCAACTGGGTTAGAGACTAATACCTCTGGAACTTATGTAAGTAATTATTTTCCACAAGGGCTCTTATATGCTTGTTTAGTAGAAGCTTTTGGTTTTTTAAAAGGTCCAATGGAAATGTTGACATTATATGAGAATAAGTATAAAACTTCACTACAACAGTTTGCAGGTATGCAACTTGGAAGACGAAGACGAGATGATTATACTGACGGAACAGTTAGAATACCAGTCAAGTCGCCGTCTCCATAAATAGGAGATAAATATTATGGCAATTACATCGGCAGTATGTAACAGTTTTAAAGCAGAAGTTTTACAAGCTTTACACAATTTTACAGCATCATCTGGAAACAGTTTTAAATTAGCTTTATACACAAGTTCAGCAACTTTAAATAAATCAACTACCGCTTACAGCGCTACAAACGAAATTTCAAACACATCAGGTTCAGCTTATATTGCGGGTGGAAAAGCACTTACAAGTGTAACTCCAGCTTTATCAACTGACACAGCGTGTTGTGATTTTGCAGATATTAGTTATACTTCTGCTTCATTTACAGCAAATGGATGTTTAATATACAACGATACAAACGCTGATAGAGCAGTTTGCGCAATTGCATTTGGTGGAGATAAAACTGTATCAAGTGGAACTTTTACAATTCAATTCCCAACAGCAGACGCAGATAACGCAATCCTTCGTATAGCATAAGGAGGGACTCCTTATGTCTACATCAGTCTGGGGTGGCGATAGTCCTTCAGTAGCCTGGAACGAAAATTCATGGGCATCCAATACTCTTACAATTTCTTTAACCGGTGTATCAGCTACATCTAGTGTAGGTGGATTAACTGCTTTTAATGAAGAAGGTTGGGGCCGACAAGAATGGGGCAACTCTGGTTGGGGTGTAGAATATTCTGTTGAACCAACTGGTTTAAGTGCAACAACAAGTGTTGGTTCTGTTTTAGCTTCTCAAATTATTACTGCAGAATTAACAGGTGTAAGTGCTACATCTTCAGTAGGATCATTAACTCTTGATCTAACTTCTATTATAACACCGACAGGTGTACAAGCTCAAACAGAACTTGGTGATTTTGACAACGCTGGTACATTAGTTGGTTGGGGTAG